GGCCTCGACCCGGAAGAGGTGCAGCGCGCGGCGGACAGGCGCCGTGCAGCGCGGGAGTCGGGCTACTACGGCCTGCCTCACCGCTACTACGGCCACGAGACCCGTCACGAGTATGTCCCGGTGGACGACCCGGACTACGACCACACCCAAGAGGAGAGAGACTGACATGGCCCAGTTCACGAAGATCGCATCGCCCCGAGGCGACTGGCCGAAGATCACGACGCCCGTCGGCAAGGCCATCTGGCCGAAGCTGAACGTGCCGGACTTCGGCAACGCCAACTTCCCGAAGCCGGCCGGGGAGTATAGCGTCACGCTGCGGCTGTCGAACCGCGACGCGGCGCCCGTCATCGCCAGGATCGAGGAGTTCTACGTCGCGGCCTACGCGGCGCAGTGCAAGGCCGAGAAGCGCAAGCTCAAGGAATACAACGGCCGCCCCTTCGCCGACGCCGAGGACCGCAAGAAGGGCGGCGAGCGCGTGCCGGTGCCGGGATTCACGGACTTCTCGATCAAGCGCAAGGCCACCCGAAAGGTGTTCGGGAAGATGGTGCCCCAGCACGTCCAGCTCCTCGACGCATCGGGCTCGCCCATGAACGACCCGATCTTCGGTGGCTCGCAGCTCCGGGTCGCGTGCGTCGCCACGCCCTGGTTCATGCCGGCCAACGGGTTCGGCGTGCGCCTCGAGCTGATCGGCGCCAAGGTGATCGAGCTGGTGTCCATCGGCGGCGTCGCGATCAGCGACTTCGACGGGTTCACCGAGGCCGAGGAGGGCTTCACGTCCGAGGCGACCACGACGGACGGCGAGACCCAGGCGGGTGACGCGGACGGAGGTGCCGAGGGTGGCTCGGACGTCGACGACGCAAGCGACTTCTAGGCGTCAGCACGGCCTCAACAACGGCTATCGCTCCGGCCTGGAGGAGTCCATCGCGGACTCTCTCCAGCGCCGGGGCGCGTCGTTCGCCTTCGAGGAGGAGAGGCTCCTCTGGCAGCCCGAGGCCCGCTGGCACAAGTACACGCCGGACTTCACGTTCACGAAGCGGGACGGCACGACGCTCTACGTCGAGACGAAGGGCTACTTCACGCCGGCCGACCGGAAGAAGATGCTCGACGTCAAGCGGTGCAACCCGGACCTCGACATCCGCTTCGTCTTCCAACGCGCGAAGACCCCGATCAACAAGGGCTCGAATACCACCTACGCGCAGTGGGCCGCGAAGAACGGCTTCCCCTGGGCAGAGAAGGACATTCCCGATGCCTGGCTCAGAGAGTGACGACATGAAGCGGTGTTGCGGTTTGCGGGGTCAGCCGGGGCACATGGCGGAGAGGAGTGGGTTCCACAAGGACGCCGGCAAGTCCGACGGGCTCGCCAGCATGTGCAAGGCGTGTAAGTCGGCGTACAACGCGGCGTACCGCGAAGCCGACCTCGAGAAGGAGAAGGCGCGCCACGCGGCGTACCGCGAAGCCAACCCCGAGAAGCTGAAGGCGCGCCGCGTGGCCAAACGGTCTGAAGACCCGAAGGGGTTCTGGCGCAGCAACGCCCAACACAGCGCCAGGCAAAGGTCGAGAGTACGCGGGACTCCCTTCACACTGGAGCTGGAGGACATCGACACCCCCGACACCTGTCCCGCATACGGCACCGAGCTGGACTACAACGGTGGGAAGGGGAGAGGCTCGAGAAACGACAGCCCCGTGATCGCCGAGCTGGAACCCCGCAAGGGCTACACGCGCGTGAACACGGTGACGATGTCGGCCCAGGCCAACAACGACATGGGGCGCCTGTCCGTGGACGGACTGCGCCACCTCGCCAACGTGATCGAACAACTGATCCATGCCAGACGGCATGAACAACAAGGGGAAGAGAGATGAAGACCACCAACACCGACCGAGTCCTGAAACACCTCCTCACCGCCGGCACCATCACGCCGGTCGAGGCGCTCGTGGTCCACAAGGTGCAGCGGCTCGCGCCGCGCATCCTCGAGCTGCGGAAGGAGGGCTGGGAGATCGAGACCGTTCGCTGCGAGGACGAGGCGGGCACCCCGTACTTCAAGTACGTGCTCGCCTGACACTCCGCGGTGTAGCGGATGTTCAGACCACAAAAACGAAGGGGGCCCTGCTAGTCGGGGCCCCCTTTCCACCGGAGATCCCACATGCGAATCCTCACCGGCTTCCTCGTCACCCTCAACCTCCTCGCGCTCCTGTTCGGCGCGTTCTGCTTCGGTACCTACTTCAACCCCGTCATCCAGACCGAGCGCGTGGTCGAGCGCCCCTCGCGCAGCTCGTGCCTGCTCGATCCCGAGGCCACCGTCGACGACGTCGTCGAGCTGCTCCTGGGCCTCGACGACAAGACCTTCGACGCCTTCGTGCAGGCGTTCCTGCTCGAGGTTGGTGAGCGGGCCGAGTCGTGAGCGCCGTCGTGGGCAAGGAGCCGTGCCCGGACTGCGGCTCCCGCGACAACCTCGTTCGATACGACGATGGCCACGGCTATTGCTTCGGCATGGGCTGCGGTCGCTACGAACACGGCACCGGCGAGAAGTCGGCCACGCCGAGGAGTGCCTACGTGTCCGACCTGATCGAGGGCGACTTCGCCCCCATCGAGTCCCGCCGCCTCGCGAGCGAGACGCTCCGCAAGTTCGACTACCGGCGCAGCACCTTCCAAGGGCAGCCGTGCCACGCCGCCACCTACCACGACCAGACCGGCGTCGCCGTGGCGCAGAAGGTCCGCCTCCCCGGCAAGAAGTTCACCTGGGTCGGGGAGCCCAAGCGCGCCGGCTTGTACGGCCAGCACCTCTGGAAGGAAGGCGGGCGCAAGATCGTCATCACCGAGGGTGAGATCGACGCGCTCTCCATGGCGCAGGTGCAGGACCTCAAGTGGCCCGTGGTCTCCGTCCCCAACGGGGCGCAGGGCGCGGTGAAGTCGCTTGCGAAGCAGGTCGACTGGCTCGAGACCTTCACCGAGATCGTGCTCATGTTCGACAACGACGAGCCCGGCCAGCTCGCAGCGCGCGAGTGCGCGGAGCTGTTCACCCCCGGCAAGGCCCGCATTGCCACGCTGCCTCTCAAGGACCCGAGCGACATGCTCGTGGCGGGCCGCGCGGACGAGATGATCTCGGCCATGTGGAACGCCAAGGTGTACCGGCCCGACGGCATCGTCGCGGGCGCCGACCTGTGGGAGACGGTGACGGCGCTCGAGTCCTTCGACTCGATCCCGTACCCGTGGCTGGAGCTGAACGAACACACGAAGGGCATGCGCCTCGGCGAGCTGGTGACGTGGACCGCGGGCACCGGCATCGGGAAGAGCACGGTGTGCCGCGAGCTGGCGCACTACCTCGTGAAGCGGGACGAGCGCGTCGGCTACGTGGCCCTCGAGGAGTCGGTGAAGCGCACCGCCCTCGGGTTTATGTCCATCGAGATGAACCGGCCGCTGCACATCTCGCGGCCGACGACGGTCGAGGAGATGCGCGCTGCCTTCGACGCCACCCTCGGCACCGACCGCATCTTCCTCTACGACCACTGGGGCTCGCTCGAGGGGGACAACCTCGTGCGGAAGATCCGCCAGATGGTGAAGGGCTGCGGCGTGCAGTGGGTCTTCCTCGACCACATCAGCATCGTGGTCTCGGGGATGGAGTCCAACAACGAGCGCAAGGACATCGACGTGGTGATGACCCGCCTGCGACAGCTCGCGCAAGAGCTGAACGTGGGCATCCACCTCGTGTCCCACCTCAAGCGCACGAGCGGTCAGAGTCACGAGGAAGGCGGGCGCGTCAGCCTGTCCGACCTCCGCGGCTCCGGCTCCATCGGGCACCTGAGCGACATCATCGTGGGCCTCGAGCGCGACCAGCAGGACAAGGAGCGGCCGAATGTGGCGAAGCTCCGCGTGCTCAAGAACCGCTTCACCGGAGAGACCGGCGAGGCGGGTGCGCTCGAGTACCACCGAGACACGGGCCGGCTCATGCAGGCGGACCCGTTCGCAGAGGAAACCGATGGGGGAGATCGAAGTGAAGCTGACTTCTGACGAAGTGTACGCACTGGCACTGACGGTGGCCGCGCGGCACGACCTCACCAACCACGCAGCGGCGTCGCTGGTGTGTGAGCTGATCCGCTCGGCCATCCAGCTCCGCAGCCTCGAGGCGCACATGGCGCTCGCACATGGGGGCCAGACGAAGGCCGACCCGTTCAAGGATCTGCTGTCGCACTGACCGAACGAGGGGCTCCCGCTCATGGGGGCCCCTCATCATCCCCACACGATAGGAGAGCACGCCCATGGGCACCCGGCTCGTCTTCGACATCGAGACCGACTCTATCGACGCCACCGTCGTCCACTGCATCGTCGCGCAGGACCTTGACTCCGGCGCGGTTCACTCCTTCTCGGAGAGCTTCCGCAAGGGTGACCTCGCGGACGGCCTCATGTTCCTGGGCTCCGCCGAGGAGCTGTGGGGCCACAACATCATCGGCTTCGACCTCCCCGTGCTCGAGCGCCTGCACGGGTTCGTGCCGACCTCCCGCATCTATTGCACGCTGCTCGGCTCCCGCTCCGCCTACGCGGGCAAGGAGCTGCACCAGCGTGACGCCCTGATCGTCCGCCGCGGCGACATGCCCGTGAAGCTCATGGGGTCCCACTCGCTCGCCGCGTGGGGCCACCGCATCGGCCCGCTCAAGAGCGAGTTCACCGCCTTCGAGACGTTCACCCCCGAGATGCTGGCGTACTGCAAGAACGACGTCGTGCTCAACGTGAACCTCGTGGAGCGCCTGCTCCGCAAGGTCAGCCGCGAGGTGATCGAGCTGGAAGGGAAGGTCGACCGCGTGCTCCGCCGCCAGACCGCACACGGCGTGGGCTTCGACGTCCGCGCTGCCGTCGCTCTCTCCGGCCAGCTCGCGAAGCGCCGCGAGGAGTTGGGCCTCGAGCTGCGCGCCATGTTCCAGCCGTGGTACGCACCCAAAGGTAAGGTCGTATCACCCAAGAGATCGGTGGAGTCGAAGAAGTACGCGCCCGGCGACTCCAACTACCGCAACGTGGCGGCCGGCTGCGAGTACCAGAACATCGAGCTGGTCGAGTTCAATCCGGCGAGCGGCGAGCACATCGCCCGAGTCCTCCAGCAGTACCGTGGTTGGAAGCCGCAGGAGTTCACGGACGGCGGGCTCGTGAAGACCGAGGAGAAGATCCTCTCCGACCTGCCGTGGCCGGAGTGCAAGGCCCTCGTCGAGTACCAGCGCCTCAAGAAGCTGCTCGGCTACATCAGCGAGGGGCAGGGTGCGTGGCTCAAGCTCGAGTGCAACGGCCGCATCCACGGCCGCATGCACCCGACTGGCACGGTGCTCGCCCGCATGTCGCACATGTCACCCAACCTCGGGCAGGTGCCCAAGGTCGGGAAGCCCTTCGGCCGCGAGTGCCGCGCGCTGTTCGTGGCGGGCAAGGGGAAGGTGCTCGTTGGCGTCGACGCCTCCGGGCTCCAGCTCCGCTTGATGGCGCACTACCTCCACCGCTACGACGGTGGTGCGTTCGCGAAGGTGATCGAGGAGGGCCAGGACGTCCACACGTACATGCAGCAGGGCACCGGCGTGCTGCGCCGGGACAACGCGAAGACCCTGCACTACGCGTGGCTCTTCGGCGCCGGCAACTACAAGCTCGGCTCCATCGTGATCTTCGACCTCAACAACGCGCTCGAGCTGGGCGAGTGGACGGGCGAGGTGCCGGCGCTCGAGGAGGCCGGGACGCTCGGCACCCGCGCACGCCGCGGGCTCGAGCGGAGGCTCAAGATGGGCGTCCTCGTGGAGAAGCTCGAGGAGAGCGCGAAGCGTGGCTACCTCAAGAGCCTCGACGGCCGCCAGATCCCCGTGCTCTCGAAGCACCGGGCCCTGAACGCCCTGCTCATGGCGGGCGAGGCGGTGCTGATGAAGCACGCGCTGGTGATCGCGGCGCCCGGCGTGTACGCGATGGGTGGGGAGTTCGTCCTGAACGTCCACGACGAGTGGCAGGTGGAGTGCGACCCCTCGGCGGCAACGGCCATCGGGGAGCACATGGCGCAGTGCATCCGCCTCGCAGGTGAGCGGCTGGGCTTGAGGTGCAAGCTCGACGCGAAGTACAAGATCGGAACAGACTGGTCGGAGACCCACTGACATGAGCCACGGACACAACACGGTCGCCATCGACTTCGACGGCGTCCTCTACTCCTACACCACCGGGTGGCACGGGCCGGCCGGCCTGCCCGACCCGCCGGTGGAGGGCGGCCTGGCTTTCGTGGAGGAGCTTCTGTACAACGGCTACAAGGTGGTGATCCACTCGAGCCGCGCCGTCCGCGAGGCCGGAGCGGTCGCCATCGAGTCTTGGCTCGTGGAGCACGGGTTCCCCGTGTCCGACATGAGCATCGAGCCGGTGAAGCCGAAGGCGATCCTCTACATCGACGACCGGGCGTTCCGGTTCGAGGGCAGCTTCGCTGCCGCTCTGGACTTCCTCGAAGACCCCCGCAACGTGCGCCCGTGGAACCGGAAGGAGCCGCGATGATCGTGCTGATCGACGCAGACATCCTCGTGTACCAAGCCGGGTACGCGGCGGAGACGGGGGTGGCCTGGGACGAGGACACGTTCGCGATCCAGGCGAACCTGTGTCAGGGCATCGAGGAGCTGGACGCCATGGTGGCGGGCATCGTGCATGCCACGGACGCCGACAAGGCGCTGCTCTGCCTCTCGTGCCCAACGCCGGAGAACTTCCGTCGCGACATCTACCCCGCGTACAAGGAGCCCCGCACCGACCCGACGAAGCGCACCGCGAAGCCGATCCTGTACAAGAGCCTGCGGGACCACGTCCGCTCGAAGTATCAGGTCAGGGAGAAGCCCCGCATGGAAGCCGACGACGTGCTCGGCATCCTCGCCACGATGCCGGGCGCGCTCGGCCGCAGGGTCATCGCCTCCATCGACAAGGACCTGCTGACCGTCCCGGGGTTCCACTACAACTGGCGCAACGGGGAGGACGGAGTGTTCGAGGTCACCGAGTCCTACGCGGCACTCATGTTCTACACGCAGGTGCTCACCGGGGACTCGACCGACAACTACCCGGGGCTCCCGGGCATCGGCCCGAAGCGGGCGGCGAAGCTGCTCGACTGCCTTGAGACGGAGCATGCCATGTGGGTTGCAGTCGTCTCCGCCTACGAGAAGCGGGGGCTGACCGAGGACGACGCGCTGGTGCAGGCAAGGTGTGCCCGCATCCTGCGCGCCGAGGACTACGACTTCGAGAAGAAGGAGATCAAGCTGTGGACTCCCCCCGCGCAGGACTGACGTTGGCCGAGGCTCTCGCCATGTGCGAGGCGGAGCGTCTTCGTTGCGACCGAGAGATCGCGGCGATCCGAGAGCGCACGCGCCCCGACCTCACCCCCAGCCAGGAGTACCAGAACCGCGTGCAGCAGGAGGCTCTCGACCGCGACGGTCCGTTCGATGGTGGGTGCCAGACCACGGAGAAGCCGTCGTGGTTCGAGGAGCGTGCGGCGCAGATCGCCGAGGAGTCGAAGGCGTGGCCGAAGTGGCTTCGCGACGCCAAGGTCCGCCCCGACTTCCCCCGCCCGATGGGCGTGGTGAACGAGTGGCACGAGGACAACTTCGCAGTCGCGGACGAGGAGCCGTACCCCGTGAAGCAGATGTCGATGGAGAGACTTCAGGACGAAACCGGGATGGTCCTCCCCCGGGAGGAGTTCGAGCGCTTCCGCCAGATCGTCGAATACGACTCGGAGCCCAGTGCAGCGCTCCGCAGAGCTGCGTCCGAGTATCGCGACGACGTTGTCGCCGGCCGCCTGATCTCGCAAGGGGACTGCCCCGTGAAGCAGATGGACACGCGCGACCACTTCGACGACTCGACGTGGTCGGAAGCTGCGACCCCCGAGGAGATGTTCGAGCAGATCGAGCGCGACGAAGCGTTCGAGAACCCGCCCGTCAACTCCCCCGGCTACGTGCCGGGCCCCGGCGACGGGGGCCTCGCGGCGCTGCACTCGCTCCAGCAGGAGGACATGGTCAACTCGCCGTCGCACTACACGCAGGGCGCGTCGGAGATCATCGACCAGATCCGACAGTCGCTCGGCGCGGACGGCTTCACCGCCTTCTGCATCGGCAACGTCATCAAGTACGCCAACCGCGCCCGGTTCAAGGGGAACCTCGTGCAGGACATGGCGAAGGCCGCGTGGTACGCGCGCATGGCGGCGGGCGACGACCCGAGGCTGGACGTATGATGTACGACGACCGCTTCAACCGAGGCGACCCGCACGAACTGATGAAGGAACTGCGAGATCGGGTGGCGACGCTGGAGCTTGCGCGGTTCGCAGGCCAGTCACAACTGGAGGTCGACGCCCGACCGGAGCAGGGACACACGCGGTTTCACTACAGCATCGCGCTCGGTACGGCCGAACTCGTGGCAGCCCGCGACCCGGAGGGTCTCATCCGCAGCGTGGCGGACCGCACCGCACGCGAGGTGGCCCACGCCCTGCGCCGCTACCTGCGCGGTGACAAGGCATGACCCTCTACGCCTTCGCCACGGCGCACATGATGGTGGTGGGCGTGCTCACGATCTACCTGATCGCGAGCCGCCCCCACCTCCAGCGCTGGGGGTTCGTCCTCGGACTCCTCAACCAGTGGGCGTGGTTCTACGTGACAATCCACGACGAGTCGTGGGGCATCGTCGCGATGAACTGCCTCTACGCCATCAACTACGTGCGGGGCATTCGCATGTACTGGAGCTACAAGTGGCCGGCCTCGGTCAGATCCTCCTCGACTTCGCGAGCTGGCTCAAGCGGCTCATCCCCTTCGTGATCGTGATGGAGTGGGAGCAGGGCGTGCGGATGCGGAACGGCCGCGCCGTCGCGCTGCTCGACTCCACCAACGGCCTCTTCAAGTCCGGCTTCCACGTCTTCATCCCCCTGCTCGGGTACGTGCTCTGCAAGGACGTGCTCCTGCGGGTGGACGAGACCACGCTCCAGACGCTCGTCACCAAGGACGGGCGCGACGCCACGCTGAGCATCGGCGTGCGCTGGAGCATCCGCGACCTCCGCGCCCTCATCACCAAGGTGAAGGACCCGGAGGAGAACGTGATCGACGTGGTCCGCGGCGCCGTGGGTGACGTGGTCCCGACCCTCACGTTCGACCAGCTTCCGACCGACCTCTCCCCGGCTGTCGTCAAGGCGGCGAAGCCGAAGCTGCACGGGTGGGGCATCGCCGTGCATGACGTGTACGTGGTGAACCTCACCGCGGCACAGACCCTCCGCATCATCTCGGACGGGGGCGCCGGGCCCTCGTTCCACCTGGGAGCACAATGACCACCGACGAGCGACTGCACTACATCGGCGGCTACCTCAAGGCGCTGCCCTGGCGCTTCGTGCGCGGGGTGCCCAGGCAGATCGACCGCATCCGCGAGATCGACCAGTGGGCCTTCGACCGCGAGTGGCAACAGAACCTCGCGGGCGAGGACGTGAACGAGACCCTCAGCGAGCACCAGCTCAGAGAGGCCATGGCGTGGGGGCACGGCGCCCGCGCGGCCCTCTGCGTCTTCCCGTACTGGCCCTCATGCTACTACACCGGGCGCCCCGACAGCCGCGGGTAGTACCCCACGACGCCCCCCGGGGGGAGCCACTCCTTGGCCCCCCTGGGGAATGAGGTGAGGTAGTGCCCTACCCCACCCCCGGAGGGAAGCGTGAAGGCCACCCTGACCGAGTCCGACGACGTAGATTTCCCCCACCTTCCCGACGCTGTGGTCGAGGCTCTCGACCGCATGTTCCCCCTCCGCAACCCGAAGCTCGACGACGCCATCGACAGCATCCGCTACCGCAGCGGGCAGCGGTCGGTGGTCGAGACGCTTCTCCGCATCCAAGCCGAACGGCGGCGCCTCGGGGCGCCAGCACGTTAGGAGACCGCCGCCATGTGTTCCGCCCCCAAGCCCAAGGCGCCCGCACCCCCGACGACCCAGGAGCCGGCCAAGCTCACCATCGCAGACACCGAGCGGCGCCGCCGCCGGGCGCGTGGTGGGGCCGCGGCCGAGGGCCGAAGCGCCCTCCGCATCGACCTGAACGTCACGCCCGGTG